GATTGTGGGGGCATACGGGGATTGGTTACAGAGTGACGGCCAAACCGATAAGGCGCAGGTAATCTATCAACAAGCAGAAGCAATTTTACAAAGTGAGTTAGACAAACTTGAAAGACAGGAAGGTCAGACTCAACCAATACAATTTATCACTTACGGAACTACAGCAGCAACATCTGCATAACAGGAATAAAATTATGGCATCAGAATACAGAGGTTTAGGACTTAATGGAGGTACTTATATTAATACCACAGATGCAACGACAGGTAAATTCTTTGCGATCCTTGCAACGGAAGACACAGTCATTGCGAGTATAACAAGTAACATTGAAAATTTGTCTGACATTACAAACTCACAGGACGGAACAGTTTTATCTGCAAATACTGCGATTTATGGAAACATAAGTTCAATCCAACTAACAAGTGGTGCAGTTATAGCGTACAACATTTAATGGCACTTACACTTGACATCAATCTAAGCGTAGGACGCGCAACGACCTCGTCAGGAGTACCATCACCTAACCTAGTAATACTTACACAGGCAGGTGCGTTCATGCAGACCGAGGATGGTAAGTATTTAGAATTTGAATTTTAACCCAATTAGAAAATGGCAAATAAAAAGATAACCGCACTTCCAGAACTATCTGCCGGAGATAGAGCAACCACTGATGTCTTACCAATTGTTGACATCAGCGGAACTGCAACAACTAAGAAGATAACTGTTGCTAACTTAGTATCTGCCACAAGTGCAGGTTCACTATCAAGCTACGATTTTAATGGCAATGCAATATCTGGCTTTGATGCTAGTATAAATGATCAGACAGGAACGGCATACACTTTATTAGCTGGAGATAATGGTAAGGTAGTAGTTCTTGATAATGGGTCAGCAGTTACAGTAACAGTTCCAAGCGGATTAGGTGCTGGATTTAATTGTAGCTTCGTTCAGAAAGGTGCAGGTCAAGTTAGCTTTAGTGCTTCAGGTACTACCATTAACAACAGACAGTCTCACACGAAGATCAATGCTCAATTCGGAGTAGCTAGTATTGTAGCTTATGCTGACAATGTTTTTGTTTTAGCTGGAGACACAGCTTCCTAAGTATGTTCGTTCTTCCTACATTCAGTCTTGGGGTGGTAGGTAGTCCTACCGTACCTGCTTCAGTCTTTGACGACACATTAACATTCCCAACCATTCAAGTATTCGATAACGAGTCAGAGTTTATAACTCAAACGGATGCACCTAACTACACCATTGTCCACGCTAAAGACACCGATAAGTTGTATGTGTGGGACGGTAATTATTGGTACATTTATAACAACAATTAAGATTTAACATGAGTACATTAACAAGTTACGCATCACAATCCGCTAGGGATTCATCAGCACCAGCATCAAGCAACACAGGTCTTTGTATATTTAGATCAGATACTAAAGCTATCGAAGTATCAGATGGTAGTGACTATCTTACCTACTTCAATGATGGAGTTTCTGTAGGTGTAGGCACAAACACTTTAACCTTTGATGGTAGTACAGATGTAGCTACTATTCCTGATGACCTATCATTACAAGTTACTGGTGATATGTCTATATGTGCTTGGTTTCAACTGGATGTCACTTCAGGTTATCGAGGTCTGGTAAGCAAACGAGATGCTGGTGGAACTAACTATGTTATGTATACAAACGGAAACAAAATGGTAAGTTTTGACGGATCAGTTTTAAGAGCTGACACTACTACTTTAAGTACAGGAACATGGTATCACGGAGTTATAGTTTTTAATTCAGGAACTTCTACTTTGTTTTATATAAACGGAAATTTAAGTAGCACTCAGGGATTTTCAACAATATCAGCAAACGATGCTCCATTACTCTTTGGGTATGATGGTGTTGCTAGTAGATTAGACGGAAGATTAGATGATGTAGCTATTTATGATAAAGCGTTATCAGCTGAGGAGGTAAGTCTTGTTTACGGAGGTGAGCTTCCAACAAGTAATTTAATAGGGCTGTGGACTTTTGAGGGAGACACAGGAACGACTGTTACTGACAGTTCCACCAACAGTAACAATGGTACGCTTTCATCTAGTAATATGTTAGATACAACAGGACAAAGATCATGATAAGTTATGTAATTATAAATAAATCTGAAGTATCTAGTTTAGATTTTGATACAGTTTTAAATACCAACTCTGAGTTGTTGAGATATTCTTTGGATGGTTCTCAGGCGATAGTTAAATATGAAGGTACGCAACCCTTCGACCTATTAGGTAAAACAGAATATACTGAAGAAAGTATAAAAGATGTTGTAAGTGGTCTTGAGTGGTACGACCTTGACGCTGTAATTTAAAACTTATGCAAGAAACAGCCCTGGCGAGTAATGGCAACTGACGAAAAGGATGCGATAGGCGAGAACTCAGTTGTGAAGGCGAATGTTGCTTTCATGTTGAAAACTATTTCTGCCGTAGCCCTTGCCACATATAGTTTCGTTACGATTAAGTCGGATATAGATGACCTTCGTAACGAGAATGTAAGGTTGCACCATGAGGTCGATATGAACAGTGAGTTCAGAGTCAAATGGCCAAGGGGAGAGTTAGGTGCATTACCTGACGATGCCGAGCAGAACATGAGACTTTTATTCCTAGAGAAACAAGCATTAAAACAAGACGAATTACTTGAGCAGTTAAGGTACGGGGGAGCAAGGTGACATGGAAGTTAGTCACTATATGTTTGCTGGCCTTGGGGTTGCGTTATCCATACTCGCATTTTTCATCAAGCGTAACAAGTGGGAGATAGATGATATGAAAGACCGACTCCGACAAGTGGAAATCTCTGCTGCCGGGCAAATAAAAGAAGTTAGTCATCTTAATAAATTATCCGAGGACAGGCGTGAGGATATAAAAAAGTTATTCGAGAAGATGGAGGCTAAATGAAATGTTTGAACTCCTTACATTATTTCTTACAGGAGGTGGTTCTGCGGCAATGGGAAGTATTCTTAAAGGCGTGTTTGGTGCGATTACAGATGCTCGTTCGCAGAAGCATGAAATGGAAATGGCTAGGGAATGTAGGAATAATGAATTTGCTATGCAGTTCCAGGCATCACTCAATAGTGGTGCTAGTGGAGCTTTTACTCGTGCTACTAGGCGCATGCTGGCTCTTATTGGGATGTTCACACTCTCGTTCATTACCTGTATCACCACCATCTACCCCTCAGTTCCGCTCGTCAGTACAACAAACATTACAGGAGAGGGGAGGAAAGAATTTCTATTCGGACTCCTCAGTTTTCCAGCAGAGCAAGCCCCTTTGGTTGTTACAACAGGACATATCGCACTCTTCGAAGCAACAGTAGTGCTACCCTTAATCATAGGATTTTACTTTACACCAGGAGGCCGTCGATGATGGTTGACCGAGTTTCAGTTTTAGGAATGTCAGGCACAGCAGCAACCTTTGGATTGTCAACAATTGATACATTTCTTGGCATTGCAGTTGGTGCAGTAACCCTAGTCTACATGTGCATAAAGCTATACCAAGAAATTAAGAAGAAGTAATGGCAAGGTATCGTACAACAGGCAGATTGGATGACCAAGTTCTACAAGACGGAGATCGTGGATTTCGTGGTGTAAACTCATACCTTGAACCTACTAGCTTAGAATCTGGATTTGTACAAACTAGCGAGAATATGCGCTTGTCAGGTGACCTAGCAGAAGTACGCAAGGGTATAGACTTCTTAGCAGGCGCAGTTACACTTAGCTACAATGGTACAAATGAGATGGTCTTTGCATCCACACTCTACTCCGATCCGGCAACAGGAAATGAATATGTGGTAGTTGCTACCAAGGATAAAGTAATACTATGGAATGATGCTAACAACTCAGGCATAGATATTGATTATCCAGGCAGTGAAGTTGTGGCCACGGCAGATGGCGCGAGCTTCGTGCAGGCATTAGAAAAACTCATATTGTTTCGTGGTAAGAATAAGACACCACTTGAATGGGATGGAGATGTAAGCAATGACTTTGTGGTTAAAGCAAATGGAAGTCCAGGTGCAGGGCGCATACAATGTCCAAACACAGATTATGGTGTATTCTTCCGCAATCGCTTAATCATCCCGCAACCCACAGATAGTAACTATACAGTCTTAATGTCTGACTTGTTGGACACAGATAATTACTACGCTGCTGAATCACAATTTAGAATAAATAAAGGAAGTGCAGATTTTCTTGTAGGCTTTTTTCCTTACCAAGAAGATCAGTTAATCGTGTTTATGCGTAATAGCATTCATATGATTAACAACGTTGCGACAACTTCCGCATCTAATACCTACGAGATTACCCGTCAGCATGGATGTGTGGCACGCAAGTCAATCGCACAGTCTGGCCCACAAACATTCTTCCTGTCAGATAATGGGGTCATCGTCCTGTCACCAGGTACAGATCCTGCCAAGGGACTTGGGGTAGCTATTAGTAAAGTCAGTGGTGAAACCATACCCATGACTCGACCCATACAAGATCAATTTGATGAGGTTAACTTTGCACATGCAGATAAGTCATGCGGAATCGTGTATGACAACGCTTACTATCTAGCAGTACCTACAGGTAGTTCAACAGTACCTAATAAAATCTTTATCTTCTCACTGCTTACATCCACATGGACAAGTGTAGATTCCTACCCAGCAATGGCAGGCAGCTTGGCATTTCATGTAGATGACTTTGTGATTTGCTCGCACGGATCTAACCCAACAAGACGCAGACTATTCGCATGTAACGACACAGGTTGGTATCTCATGGAAGAAAACTCCATAGATGATAGCGGACGCAAGATAGGTAGTACAAGTGAGTCAGGCACAACTGCAATTGCAGGTAAGCTAGTATCTCGCTCCTTCACCTTTGGAGACATTAGCGTGAAGAGTTGGAAGCGTGGACAGGTTGGTGCAAACACAGTTAATGCAGATGCATTTAATATTAAGGTCAACACGCTAGACCCGGATGCAAGTACAACAGTATTAAGCCACACAGCAGATGGCACGGAAGAAGCACTCTTCCGCTTTGGTACGGGTCGTACCCGTGGGTATGGGGCGAATATTGAGATTAATGTCACAGCAGGCAGACCGAGTTTTAGACATCTAAGTTTGGAAGCAATAGGAGTCGGAGCAAATGCACGTAGAGAGGTGGCATAATGGCGATTACGTGTACGGTCACTCGTGGATTTACTTTCGCAACAGGCGTGGATTTAAGTTCAGCGAACCTAAACGAGTTGGGCGAGCCAACAGTTACAGTTCCAAGTGTAACCGATACAACAGTAGTGCTAAAGAGTTTTGCGGTTGCGGATCTGCCAAGTGCTGGAACTGCGGGCAAAGTGGTCTACTGTACAAATGGGGATGGTGGCAGTCCATGCCTAGCATTAGACAATGGATCAGCATGGTTAAGAATAAACTTAGGTGCAGCAGTAAGTGCAACTGATTCAGAGGAATACATAATCGCAGAATGAATATACTAGAACAGGCAAAGGAATTTTACGACACCACTAAGGGTGACATGTTTAAGGATTTAAGTGCCTATGCAGCGTATGGGTATGTATTTATTACACCACAAACCATGTTGCTTGGAAAAGCAGTTAAGTCAGATTCAGACAAACATCCTGATGAGCAATGGGGTGTAGTTGCACCAGATGCATGGTATGTAAAAACTGCAATCGGAGAGAATGCAATTTCACAATTTATAAACAGTATTCCATACCCATTACCTTTTGTTGGGTGGATGAGACAATTAAAACAAAAACCTATTAAGTGGTACGACTTTAATAGAATCAATCGGAGGAAATAACAATGGGAGGAGGAGGAGACACAAATAATTATCCAGCACAACCATCTTATGGTGAGGGTATGCGTGAAGCACTCGAAGCACAAGTTGCATTACTAACAGGTGGTAAAGTTGGAGAGGCAGACTTTAGAGGAGTTGGTTCACTTGAAGATTTGCTTCCACTCGAACAATCCATCCGTGAGAAAACTGCACAAGCAGACACAGATATTCTTAGGCAGACTTTGCTAGGTGGTGGTAGTAAAGAAACATATGCACCAGATGGTAAGGTCATTGTTGGTTACGAAGATGCTCCAGACTCAAGCGGTGGATACAAGATTGTTGATACAAGTACAGGGACAAGATACAGGGAAGGAGGGCCAATGGGTCGTGGATACAGCTATGATTGGGGCATAAGAGTCATAGATACTAAGACAGGTAATGTTGTTCACGAAGAGAATGGTGAGTACAATCATGCGCCTGCATCATCTTATCCTAATGAACAGGTAGATAGTAAGGGGAACATTTATGTAAATTCTCCAATTGACGTAGCTCATATGGAGAGAATTAAAAAAGATGTCACACAAAAATCACTAGAGAAAAAAGATTTATTTAGTCCCGAACAAATTAGCACATATTTCAATGCGGACTATCCAGACTCCTTGATTTTAACTACAGGTGGAGGCGTTGAAGAATCAAAACCAATATTTAAAAAGAATCCAGATGGCACAGACTTTGTGGCAGAACCTGGCACTTTTGAACCTGGTGAAGTAATCCGCGCAGGTGACGGCATGCTAGATATCTTAGGTGACAAGCGTGCAATACAAGAGTTTGAAACACGCACTGCAACAGAAGCAGATGTTGCTGCTGGACTAGCAGATGAAGTGGGTGAGCAATTTGTCGCACAAAAAGACAGTGCAAGACAAGCTGGATTTGATGAGAGTGGTAACTTCTTAGGCTTATCTGCATTTGGAGAAGACATCCAACGTGCAAACTTATCACGCCAACGAGAAGCAGACCTGCAAGATGTATCCCGTTTATCTCCGCTATTCACAGACATCATGGAGGACTATAAACCAGGTACACAGGAAGCACTTGGTGATGCACGTACAATCCTTGCAGAACAAGCAGATGCACTCACAGGTGCAGGTGCAATAACTGTACCATCAGGTTCAACATATGGTGGTAACCTTGGTAGACAAAGCCTTACATCAGCAACCTCCTACGATC